ATCCCCGCATGTACCTCCCCCCGATCGGTCGGGCCGCCTCGTGACGCCACGTGAGCTGTACGAGCTGGCCGACCGCCTCGGTCACCATCGGCAGGCGATCGTCGAGGGCACGGTCGACATGGCCGAGCTGCGCGCCGACCTCGCTCGTGCGTCGCGTTGCGTGCGCGACCTCAACAGCGTGCTGCGCCTCGTCGGCAACATCGCGGTCGTGCCGTTCGCATCGCCCGCGATCGTCGAGCATCGCGAGGCATCGTGAAGGCTCGGCGCCACTGGCAGCGCATCGTCCTCACCGACGAGCAACTGTTCGAGGGCATCCTCGTCGGCGCGCGCCGTGCCGCGGTCGCCATCGAGCAGCAGCGCCCGAGCAAGTCGCGGCGCTCCGCGCTTGAGCGCTACGTGTACGGCACGCTGGCCGAGTACGTCGTCGCGATCAGCCTCGGCGTTGAGTGGGTTCCCAACGTGGGCGGCAGCGATCGGCTCGGCGGCGACGTTGCGGGCTACGAGGTCAAGTGGACCGGCTACGACGGCCCGGGCATCGGCCTGACCGTGCGGCCGCGCGAGAACGCGCGAGGTCGTCGCATCGTGCTCGTGCTCGGCGGCCTGCGCGTGTGGCGCATCGTCGGCTGGATCACGAGCGACGAGGCCGAGCAGCCGCGCTACCGCCACGACCTCGACCGTCGCCTCAATGACAAGCCGTACCTCGTGCCGGTCGAGGTGCTGCACCATTGGCCGCCCGCCGAGGAGGTCGCCGCATGAGCACCAACGAGGTCGTCGTCATCAGCGATGGCGCGTGGTACGTCATGACGCGAGGCGCTCACGCGCCGCACCCTCGTGCGCATCGCCTCGTCGACCTCGACCCCAACGCGCAGGGCGCGGTCTACACCGTGTGCGGCATCGTCGGTCAGGCCATCGAGGTCGAGGCGGGCGTGCGGGTGTACGCCTGCCAGCGCTGCGAGCGGCGCACCGAGGCGTAGCGTCGAGCCATGCCTCGTCGAGGCTCGCCCTACGGTCCCGAGCATCAGCGCAAGCGCAAGGCCGTGCTCGGCCCGGGCGCCGTGTGCCACATGTGCGGCGAGCCAGCGACCGAGGCCGACCACGTGCCGCCCCTCGCGCTGCATCGCCACGTCAACGGCTCAGGCTGTTGCGAGCTGCTGCCTGCGTGCTTCGACTGCCAGCGCGAGCAGGGCGCGCAGGTCGCGGCGGCCAAGCGCGGGCGCCAGCTCGACGAGGGCATCGAGCTGCCCGAGCCGCTCGGCTTCGAGCGTGACTCAGGCGTGTGGGCGGTCGAGTGGCTCGACGACCTGCTCGACGTGCCCGACGATGCGAGCTGGCCGCGGCTCATGTCGCTGCCGCACCCTCGTGCCGTCGCGTCGCTCGGCCGCGACTTTGAGGCGTGGGTTGGACATAGGACTGGGCGACGGCTGCGATGGTTTCAACGACTGTTCGCGCGCCGCCTGCTTGAGGTCGACGCCGAGGGCCGCCTCGTGTGGGACACGGCGCTGCTCACCCTCGCTCGACAGGTCGGCAAGTCATGGCTGCTGCGCGAGCTGCTGATGTGGCGCTTACATCAAGGCCCGCACTTCGGCGAGCCGCAGCAGGTCGTCCTCATCAGCATGATGAAGGGCCAAGCGCGCGACGTGTTCGACCCCGAGCTTGAGTGGTGCAAGGCGCAAGAGGCCGGGCTGTACGGGTGGCGCGAGGTCAACGCCGAGGAGGAGCTGAGCGTGCTCGCCGACGGCTCACGCTGGCTGCTGGCGACCAAGGGCACGGGCCGCACGGGCGGCGCCTACGGGCGCAGCACGGCGCTCGGCGTGGTCGATGAGGGTTGGTCGGTGCGCGCCTTCACGGTCGACGAGGCGCTTGAGCCGTCGCTCGTCGAGGTCGATCAGTCGCAGCTCTTGCTCGTGTCGACGGCGCATCGCATGGCGACCTCGATGATGCTCGACCGGCGCAGCGCCGCCCTCGCCGCGCTCGACAACCCCGAGGCGGGTGACCTCATCGTCGAGTGGTCGGCGCCGCGTGATGTCGACATCGACGACCGGGCCGCGTGGCGGCAGGCCTCGCCGCATTGGTCGGCGCGCCGCGAGCGCGCGATCGCCAAGGCCGTGCAGCGCGCCCTCGCTGGCTTCGCCTCAGACGACAACAACGAACCCGACCCCATCGAGGCCGTGCGCGCGCAGTGGCTCAACATTTGGCCGAGCCGCCTCGCGGTCACGGTCGGCGCCGAGCTGCTCAGCCTCGACGAGTGGGCCGCGCTGCTCGTGCCGACGACCTCGCCGAGCGGTCGCTTGTGGGTCGCCATCGAGGACAACTACGGCGACGGCGCGGCGGTCGCCGCGGTGGCCGAGCTTGAGGGCGAGCGCTTCGAGGTCGACGGGTGGACGTGCGACACGCGCGCCGAGGCGACGGCCAGCGCGCGCCAGCTCGTCGCTGAGTGGCCGGGCAGCTCGACGCTGCTCGTCGCGCCGTCGGTGCGTGACCGCACGGCGCGCGCCATCGCCAGCGCGACCGAGACGCGCTACGGGCTGAGCCTCATGCGCTCGCTCGTCAAGCAGGCCCGCCTCGTGCACGACGACACGCCCGAGCTTGACGCTCAGCTCGCCGAGGTGCGGGTGCGGCCGATGCCGGGCGGCGGCCTGTCGATCGTGGCCGGGCCGCGCTCAGACCTCGTGCGAGCGGTCGTGTGGGCGCTGCGCGCCGCCGAGGTCTCACTGCCGCTACCCGCCATCGCCTAGCATCCGCGCCCGTGGGCCGCCGAGCACGCATCGAGGAGCGCTCACTGCGCCCCAGCTCGATGACGACGCCGAACGACAACGACCCCGCGAGCGTGCCGCCCGCGACCGTCGGCCCGCCCGCGTACGAGCCGGGCGACCCCAACGGCCTTGAGCTGATCGACGAGGGGCCGGGCGCACCGATGGGCCTCGGCCCGCCACCCGCACAGCCGTGGTCGGGCTGGCCTGCTGAGTGGGCTACGCCCGCGTGGGGCCACGCGCAGGCGCTCGTCGACATCGCATGGTCATGCCTCGACCTCAACGCGTCGATCATCGCGAGCATGCCGCCGTATGCGACGACGGCCGGGCAGCTCACCGCGTCGCCGACGTGGCTCGCCAACCCCGACCCCGACCTGTACAGCTCGTGGGACGAGTTCGCCAAGCAGGCATGGTGGGACTATCAGCTCGGCGAGGTGTTCATCATCTGCACGGCGCGCTACGCGGACGGCTACCCCGCGCGGTACCACGTGCTTGAGCCGTGGCTCGTCGAGGTCGACATGGGCGCCGACGGTCGGCGGCACTACCGCATCGGCGACATCGACCCCGGGCCTGACCTGCTGCACGTGCGCTACAAGTCGACGACCGACTCAGCGCGCGGCATCGGCCCGCTCGACGCTGGCCGCACGCGCCTCATCGCCGCGGGCCTGCTGCAGCGGTACGCCAACCGCGTCATCGAGTCGGGCGGCGTGCCGTACTACGTGCTCAAGCACCCTCAAGAGTTGAGCGCCACGCAGATCACCGACCTGCAAGCGCAGTGGTACACGTCGCGCATGAACGCCCTCGGCATGCCCGCGGTGATGTCGGGCGGCGTCGAGATTGAGCAACTGCAGATCAGCCCGGCCGACATGGCGCTCGTCGAGCTGAGCCAGTTCACCGAGTCGCGCATCGCGGTGATGCTCGGCGTGCCGCCCTTCCTCGTCGGCCTGCCGTCGGGCGGCGACTCGATGACCTACAGCAACGTGACCGCGCTGTTTGACTACCACTGGCGCGCGGGCCTGCGCCCCAAGGTGTCGCCGGTCGTGCACGCGCTGAGCCAGTGGGCCTTGCCGCGTGGCAGCGAGGTCGAGCTGAACCGGGACGAGTACGTGCGGCCCGGGCCGCTTGAGCGCGCGCAGGTGTGGGACATCCTCACGCGCATCGGCGTGCTGACGCCCGCCGACGTGCAGGCCATCGAGCGCTTCGCCGTCGCTGGCTCGCCGACCATGCCGCCACCCTTGCTGCAGGAGGCAGCCTCATGAGCGAGCCTGAGCTTGAGTACCGCACCGCGGCCACCCTCGACGTGCGCCACCCTGAGCGCGTCATCGACCTCATCGCCGTGCCCTATGACGAGGACTGCCGCGTGATGCACCGCGGGCGGCTCATCGTCGAGTCGATCGCGCCGGGCAGCTTCGCGGGCGTGAACCGCGGCCCCATCACCGTGAACCGCGAGCACGACC